CTGCGCTCAAGACCATCACCAAGACGCTTGGCCAGCATGAGGGCTTCCTTGTACTTTCCATCGTACAGAGACATCATGTCGACCTCACCCTTCATGAACGTGTACGCTTCGACCAGAGAGCCGTAGAGCAAAACTGAATCGAAGTTGTCGCCCAGCCAAGAAGTGCTCGCCGTAACGATTGATTCCGGGTAGTAATAGTAGTGCAGCTCAACATAGTACACGCCGTCTGGGGTCGGACCAAGGATGAAAGACAGCTCATCGGAGATCGTCGTGCCCGATACCGTCGGCCCAAACAGCGCGTAGTATTTGGGAACCCCTGAGTCGTTGGGCGTTGGGTATGCCTGCCGGATGAAGTTCACATCCTTGTTGAGCAAGTACTCGTACGAGCCGGTATTGATGTTGCCGCCCGTAACGCCCGTCACAACCGCCATAGAGTAAGCGGCCAAAAAATCGCCAGGACATGCCAAGTACTTGTTGTTCGTCGAAGTCGAGCCTGTGACGTTCTTGCGCAGGGACGGAAACTGAACCGTGTTGTAGATGCGCTGCTCCGCCTGTTTGACGAAGACGGGAATATTCGCCACGAACTCATCTTCGTAGTTCTGGGTGTAATCCTGGATCGCAGCAGACAACGCGGCGTAGTTCATGCCATCGGACCCCTAGCCATCACGCCCTTGGTTGCACAGCCCGTGCCACGGATTTTGATGCCGCTGGTTTTCATCGGCGGGTAGTCCTGGCTGCGGGTGTTGGCCACAGCCACATTGGCCTTGCGCATGGTCGTCTTGGCAGGCTCTTCACCCACCACAACGTTAGCTACTTTTTGGGGTTGTTTATACGTGGCCATTTCAGCCTCCTTTGCGGCCGGGGCTGCGCTGGTTCATGACCTTGGCCATATTGCGCCCATACTTGAGCATGTCGCTGTTGGTCTTGCCGCCAGCTCGCATTTTGGTCAGGGGCTTGCCGGGGTGTTTGGCTTTCTCGTGCTTGTGCACCGCTTTTGCCGCAGTTTTCTTGTCCTGCATCAAATCCATCTTGTTCATGATCGACTCCTTATGTCGTTGCAACTGTAACTGTACCAAGATTCACGGTAAGAACCAAGTTGTTTGGTGTCAGCGCCGCATCAAAGAAGCTTGATCCGCCCACCGGGTTCCACCCCCACTGAAAAATCCGACTACCGCCAGTGGCCGTGCCGTCCTCGTCCGGGTCCGTACCGCTAACGTTTGAAATCTGCAGCCCGCTGTTGCCGCCCAGCCGGTACGTGATATCTGGCCTCGGGTTGCGCACCGCCTGCGGGTCTTCTACAGGGTACATGCCCAACTGGAGCTGCGGGTGGTCGGGGTCAAAACAGGCTCGGCAAACACGTACTTGGTATGGCTTTGTTTTAACTGTCTCCATGCGCAATTCATGCAGCTTAAATCTGAAATTGCACCTATCACACTGCGCAATTGCATACTTGCCGGACGAAAAACGATTGGGCATTAGAACGCCCCAGCTATGTACTGCCTGCGCGGCACAAACCGCACAGCCGCCTTCTCGTGGTCTTCCTGCGACGCCAAGTCCCACGCCTCGTCATACTGCTGTTTGAGGATCGGCAGCCGGTCCATCGCACCGGGCACTTTGAGCGCCATGTAGTACGACAGCCCTGCAACCATACAAGGGATGAACCTGAACGGCACGTCCATTACGTTGACGCCGCCCCCGGCGTCCTGCACCCGGCGCATGCGCCAGTACACAAACTGGTACGTGGGGTTGCCCACAGTACCTTGATCTGGCGTTGGCCAGACCGTGATACGCGGGGTGTTGTTGAGGTACACCGCCGTGCCCACCGCAGGGGTTGTCTGGCTCGTGCCGTTCTGGGCCCGGAAGACGCCGCCAAGCTGCGTGCTGCTGTTGATCCAGCCGTAGTAGATCGTCTCGGTGCCGATGTTGAGGAAGCCCAGCGTGGGCAGGTTGGCCGTGGACGAAAGCGTCAGGGTCTGGGCCCCCGTGTCCGCGCTCTGGTATGTGAACCCCGTGGGAGAGACTTGCCCGTCCAGCCGCTGCACCCAGAGCTGGATTGGCCGCGCCTGCGTCAGCTTGTTTGGGATCGTCGCGTAGGTGGACACGCTGATGCGCGTGATGGTCAGGTCGGCCTGATTGGACTGCTGGTTGGGCTGCGTGCGGATCACATGATCGAGCAAGTCCACGGTGTCGTTTGGCAGCGCGTAGGTGTTGATGCCCTGGACGAGCGGGATGGTACCCTGCTCAAACGTCCACATGTTGACGCCACGGTTGGCCCAATCGGCAAACAGCAGGTTCATGGAACGGCGGGCTGTCTTTAGATCGTAGCCCGTACGCAGCTCCGAGCCCACGCGCTCAAACGCCTCCTCGACGATCTCAGTCAGATCGAGGTTGAAACCTGCTGCGCCAGAGGTGGTTGCCATAGTTAAACCTTACCGCCATTCTTCATGAGTGCCCGATAGTCTGACTCAAACCCACGGGCTTGCGGCATGCCCATTGACATGCGCGGCTGTAGCCTTGACATCAATTGCTGCTGACGGGCTTCAAAGTCAGCGCGGGACATGGTTGGCCCCCGACGTACGTGCGCAAGGGGGGAATTGGCCCCGCTGTTGCTGTCAACATATTGCTCGTACGACCCTAGCTGCGCCATACCACCCCTACCGCCCGGCATACCCATTAAACCTTGCAGCCCCATCGGCTGCTGAAACTGCCCACGGCGAAACGGTGACGGACGTTGCATCATCTGCTGCTGTTGTTGCCGAGCATAGTTGTCATGGTACCCCTGCATTTTGCCTTGCAGGTCTTGCAACTGCTGGTACATCGGGGCTTTCTGCATGTAGTCGTTCATCTGCTGCTGAAGTCCCTGCATCTGCGTCTGGTATCCCTGGTACTCAGGGCTCTGCATGAACGCAGGCTGCTGGGGCTGAAAGGGGTTTTGCCTTAGCTGGCCAAGCTGCCCGCCAAAGGGCTGCTGTCGCTCAGGGCGATACTGCGTGTCAGAATACATATCAGCAGGGCGCTGCATGTCAGACAACATTGCGGGTTGCTGCCCCGCACCGCCATAAGTGCCAAACCCGCCACCAAACCCGCCACCAAGCGCCGCATCGCGCCGAGGGCGGCGCTCCCACTCACTGCCAAATCCGCCGCCGTTGCCTTGCCCGTAGTTGGTGTACGTTGACGGGTTAATCACTTGGGGTTCGGCCATTACTGCGGGTTGGGCCGTCGCCATACCGCCGCCCGTATTTTGCTGCGGCGGGCCAAACGGGTTGTTGGCAAAGCTCGGCATCTGGCCTATCCCGCCAGTCGGAGGAGTGCTCTGCCCCTGCTGCGGACCCAGAGGGTTCGACGAATTGGTGCCACCGCCTGCCATTATCTGTACCTCGCTGTCTTAGCCGCCACCTTGGGGGGCTGTTTTACGAACTGTTTCCCGGCCTTCTTGCCTGCCCGCTTGGCACGGGTCGTCGCGGCATACTCAGCGGGTGACAGCGCTTTGATCGCATTCTCAGGCAGGTACCGCTCCCCCGTTTTGCTTGACGGTTTGCCAGACTTGGTGCGCCATTTCTGGTCACCCCAGTCCTTGAGCGATTGCTGCGGGTCTTTCATTCGAGTACCTCAACCTTTTCAGGCTTGTGCGCGGTCACGTACGCAACAGCTTTTTGCAACAACTGCGGGCTATCTTGGAGTAGCCCCAAACCGCGATTGCAGTTAGGGCATAGCAGCCCTCGGATTTTCCCAGTTTCATGGTTGTGGTCAATGCACAACCACGAAAACTTTTCTTCCGGCTCATTGCAAAGGGCGCAGCAGCCATGCTGCGCCTCATACAGCTCGTCATACATCTTCTGAGTTGCACCACGACGACGCAAACGACGATTCGTCACCACCCAGTTATTGCGCCGCCAACCGTTCAAGTGGTCACGGTTTTCATCAGCCCACTGCTGCCGCTTGGCCTGCATACACGTCTTACATTGGGATTTGTATAGGTGCGCCAACTTCCCGCCCCTACTGAAGAACTCCGCAAGAGGCTTAGCTTCCTGACACCCGGTGCATGTCTTAGTCACGGTACCCACCACCCCGAGCTTTATATTGCTTTGCTAAGAGTTGGCTTTTACGGGCCGACCACTGACCTGCGCCTGTACCCTGAACCGCACGAGACTTGATTGACTCAAACAACGACTTGCGCATTTCTGGCTTGGTGTAGTTGCCAGCCGCGTTGACCTTGCCGCCCTCGGCGTACTGCGTGAAGTCCGTGTCGTCACGGCGGGGCTTCTTGACCCCACCGGGCATCTTGGAGGGCATGATGGCGCCCATGCCACGACTCGGTCTCATGTCAGTACACCTTGGCGGCACGAGCGCCGCGAGCTTTACCCCAACCCTTGACGGCGCCGCCTTTTTTAAGTATCGCGGGTTCTCTGTTTGCTTGCTCGCGAAGGTCTATTCGGTTTTCTCTTTCCCGCAACTCCC